GCCTTGCAAAGGAGCAGGCCACCAACCTCAATGTTCCCCTTGAACTCGCTCTTCGGATCTGTGCGAAGACGCAGTTCAGGAACCTCTTCCGAAGGAACCGGCTCCCAGCCTTCACGCATACGTACAGAGACGTTCTGTAGGTCTGCCTGACCAAGCATAGAGGTGCGGATCCACCGATACTTCCAGCCCGGAGCGGGAATAGGATCGGGGAGAGTGGACGGAGGTGCCCATGATTTAGCGCGAGTTTCAGCCTCACGAGTGCCGGTGTCACGATCAGCGCGATTGTTAGCCATTCATCTCATCCTTGATCATCTGGGCAGCGTACTGCTCAGGCGTCAGTTTAAACCGCTTTGCGAGAGCGATTTGACTTGGCGTCAGTTGTACTGTGCGCGTGGAACGAGCCACGGAACGAGTGGCAGGAGCCACCACTGGTACTCGACGAGCGGGCTGGCCCTTGGTAGGTACGGATACCTCCATGCCACCTTCTTCGCCAAAGTATTCTGGGAAGCGATGCTGCATGGCAGCATCGATACGCTGGTAGTAGTTGTCCGAGAGAGGGGTAATGCCCTCCCTCTTGATGAGACGCTCGTGTACGCCGTAAGCGTACCCGGACATCTCCTCATCGTTGCCGAACCAAGGGTTCGACTTAAGCCACGTCTTGGCCTTTTCATCAGGCTCATTCTGAGCCTGCTGGGGCCGCTGTGGCTCAATCCGTTCAGGCGGCTGATGCCTGTAGTTGTCTAGCTGCTGCTGCTCAGCAGTGAGCCGCATGATATCCTTCTGCGACGAGAGCAGGGCGTCAGTGTCGCCCATCTCATGCGCATTACGATACTGCCGCTCAGCCTGCTCAAGCTGCATAGCTGCTCGACGCTTAGCCTGCTCGATAAGAGCTTCTTCCCCACGGGACAGTCGCTCAGCGAGGACGTTACGCTCCTGCAGAACCTTCTCCGCAAAAGACACTGCCGCAGCGTGTTCCCGGAGAGCTTCGTCCTTACGACGCCGCTCCTCATGGAACTCGTACTTCAGCTTCTTCAAACGCTTCTGGACGTTACCGCTGTAGGTAGCGATCTCGTCATCGTCGGGGATGTCTGGCTCAACACCATCAGGCCGACGCTTCTTTCCCCGGTCTTCCTCCGGGGTGTCATCCACAATCTCGATCTTGAGATCGAGATCCATATCTTCCGAATTTTCCCTGTCGATACTCATGCTCGCTTCACCCCTCGTGGATCTTGGACAACCGCCTCGACCGTATCGTCATTGATGATACGGAACTCAGCGCTGTGGATCTTGATCCGGGTTCCTGAGTAGGAGCGGAACAACACCCAATCACCCTCCTTGCACCAAGCACCCGTGGGAAACTTATCCGGGTCTTTGTAGCAGAGGTCGCCCATCTTCAAGACGAAGCCAACAATGGTTGCGGTCTCCTCACGAGCACGATGCTCGTCAGGCAGGATCACACCACCCTCAGTCTTCTCTTCCATCTGAGGAAGCATAATGAGCATTCGGTAGCCCTTTGGGTCTGGAAGCTGGCGAGCTTTCTCAGCACCGATAGGATTATCGATATTGATTTCCTTCATCTTTTGCTCCGGCGTGATTGTAGGATCACGAACCTATGCGCCATACGGCGGGTTAGTCTTCGTCGTTAACCGCTCTGTCGCGGATATCAAGAAGTTCACGTTCAGCGAGGGCGAGCCCCTCGATGACCCCGCAGAGTTTCTTGTACTCTGAGAAGTCTTGTGCGCTGCCACCGGCAACGGTGTCAGCGTAATCGTTCATGAGTTCGCGCAAGCGGCGGCGAAGTCGATCAAGTCCGTCCACGGGTGTTCCTTGCGATATCTACCCCAATGCGGGTTCCATCGATCTGCTCCTTGGAGGAGATCTGCTGGCGCTTGATCTCGTCTGCAGACCTGCCCTTGGCGGCGTCTATGCCGATACGAGCCCCTGCCTGACGCTCTTGAGCGGCGAGCTTTGCCTGCTCGATGGCCATCTCCTGCTGCATCATCTGCTGAGCAAGCTGGGCATCGGAGGCGTCCTTGGCCGCTTTGCGCTGCACTTCCTGCATGCGGATCTGGAGATCCTGCTGCTGCATCTGGATCATGGGATCCTGCGCAGCCTCTTGGTTCTTCTGGTCCGCCTGATTGGCCTGAGAGGCCTGCAGGACGCGCTGAGCAGCCTGTGCCAGCAGAGGAGCAAGCTGGTTCTCGATCTCCTCTGGGAGGACATCCTCAGCAGACGGCAGGGTCATGCCAAGCTGATCTTCGATCTTGCGACGATAAGCAAAGGCGATGTGCTCTTGGATGTGAGCCATCGAGGAGGCTTGGATCGTCGATGCGTTTGGAGACTGCCCAACAAGCTGCTGGATAGTTGGATCCTGCATCGCGGATGTATGTACAGCGATGTGGCTCTCGTGGTCTTGAGACAGGAACGCCTTCACCGGCTTGCCATTGAGAATGTTCATGTTCTCGCTGACCGGGTCGGTTGGCTTCATCTCTTTCTTCTCAGGAATGATCTGGTCGGGATCCTTGATCCCAAGCGTGTAGATCATCTTCCTGTGAAGGGCAGGCATGTCGTAGATTGTGGGCTGGTTCTGAGCAAGCTGCAGGGCCGCTTGATACTGCATGATCCGCTGCGCCATGGTGGTGGCGTTGGGATCAGATACCGGGAGGACATCTACGATGTCCGAGTAGTCCTCTGTACGACTTGCCTTGTCATCAGTCTCAAACGGGTATTCGGACGGCATATAGTCACGAACTACACCGGCAAGCAGACGGAACTCATTCTTCATGGACGCATGAAGGCGCGCCTGCACCGCAGACATGACCTTCTGGCTGCGCTCAAGGAGCGCAAGGGTCGTGCCTACCGGCGCGTCCTGCTTCATCTCACCCACGTCCATCTCAGAGATGGAAGCGAAGCGGCGACCCTCTTCTACGATGGTGCCGAGAAGCTGATACAGGACCGAAGACGGCTCTTTGTACGGCAGGAAGGCGATGTTGTCCCGAATCGATCCACCGGGGACATCCACATCCCGGAACTCACCGGGCTGAATGGGACTGTCATCACCCTTAATGCGAAGTCCACGGGACTTCAGACCACCGGGCAGGTTGGATACGGTTCCGGCGTCAACAAGCTGCCGCAGAATGCCTGTAGCAGACTTGGCGATGCCGCCGATCAGGTGGATCAGGCCAAAGCCATAGAACCCCATACCCGGCAAATAGTTGTACACTGCAAAATGTACTATCTTAGTCTTTGTATCGTCGTTCTCTGCCCAGTTTCGGCGGATTGCGAGGATATCCCCCGTGCTCTTGAGGAACGTAACGACGTACGGGAGAGCAATCCCGTCATCGCTCTCAAATCCCGCGAGATCTAGGTCTACGTGCATCTCAAGGACCGTCAGACGGTCATCGTACTCCCAGCTACGGGTCTCGTACTCCGCACGATCCTTGGCATCTTCCAGACTGGAACTCTCAGGAGACGGATCCGGGAGATCCATCATCTCATACAGGCCAGAAACCTGCCGCTTCAGGATCTCGTTCTTCGGAAGACGCATGACATGCGTATAACGAGGCGAGGATCCGAGATCACTGGCACCGTAGCTGACAACAAAGTCCTCAGCAGGGATGAACAGCGCCGCAGGGCGCTGTAGCACAGTGTCATAGTACACTTTACGGGCCGCACAGCCCGCAATAGCGAGGTTGAACAGCAGTCGTTCGGTCTCAGCACGATACTCTGTCATCACCTCGCAGGTGAGATAGTTCATATCGTCCTCAACACGGCTGGCTTGCTTCGCTTTATCGGGCGTCAGCTTGCCAATGATCTCTGTCCTGACCGGCCCTGAAGCCGGGAAGATCTCCATGATGGCGTTTGACTGGAAGCGCATGGCTGCTTCCATCAGAATCGGATGATAAACGCCGCACGCACCTGCCCAAGGCATGGTGCGCTCCTCAAAACGGGTGCCGAGGAACTCCAGTCCCTTCACATAGGCACGTTCCCAGTCCTGACGGCTGTTCTTGTCCGCATCAAACTGCGCCAGAAGCTCTGAACCAAGCCCGGCAAGGTCACCATCGTCCATGTGGGCGACAAGATTCTCGTCATGCCCAACCTCTTCAACGCCCAGTTCCTCCAAATCACCGCCAAATGTGACGATCATGCCCCCGTCTGGCGTCTCTTCGGAAGTTGTCCCCAAAGGGACAACGATCTCAATGGACAAGTCTTCGCCATCTGGCAGCATGTCTGCCGTCATAGCGCGATCAATGGCCATCAATAATCCCCTCAGTAGTATTCATGCTTGCGCGGCATGCGCAT